ACCAGAGGGAGAATAGATAAGCTTACTTAACTTTACAGTTAAGTTTTTTCTTAAATTATTCTTATTCACAGAATATCGCCAGCGATGTCGCGTTCGACATCTTCTTCTTGGAGATAGTGAGAGCTTAGTGGAGCCACAGGATCCCCCTCCATCAATGCACACCCAATTGTCTTCCACACTCTTTTTTGCATTGGGCGACTCAGAAATGCGACAGCTCGCTCATCAAAGAATTCACTTATCTTCCTTTTGCCAAGCGCACTGAGAAGATATTTCGGGTTCTCAGTAAGACCGAGAAACTGCTCGGCATTGAGAAGGCTTCTGACTCGGAAGACCCCTAGCTCCAAGTCATGCTTCAGCCGGAGTCTGTATTGCTCAGTAAGTGTCAACCAGTTGCGGGCCACAGAGATTAGAACCGTCTCGACCAATCCATTAGTGATGGTGTTAATTCGGCCGAATGACCCTGTATTATACGCTGTCATCAAGAGGCTTTCATATTCCAATGTGTCTACCTTTGAGGTCTCAATGATCTCTTTAAGATGGGTGGTAATAACAGTGACTAAGTATTTTACTAATGCAGGCCAATCTTGAAAGACAGGGTTGTCATGCCACAATTGTGCTGCAAGTGCCCCACCTGCAGCAATTATCAATTGATTATCTTGATCCTGCATGGAATTATCGCCTGTCAGGACTATTCGATCAATCTCTTGACACACTACATTGGATTGATTCTTGTGAGCAACTAAAAAAGTCTCTACTACTGCAGGAGCGACCATAGTGAATCCTTCGGTATGGAGCAGTGTAGCACCATGGATTGCTTGACTGATACTACCTCTTGCGCTAGAGCCTGCAAATAATGCACACAGATACACTTCTGTCTTGTGTGGGTCAGAATAAGAGCTCCGGATTGCAGTCACTTCTTCAAAAAACATCCAGAGGACTGAAATTAACCTGGAGAATCGGGAAAATGGGGTCCAATACGTCTTGAAAACAAGAGCTCCTCCGGGCTTGAGGACAGTGGTGGCTATAATGATAGAGTGAATAGTTCCTGCGGTAAGTTCTGCTGATGGTCCAATGGCGAAGTCTTCCAAGTCAACATGTACCAACCCACATGTCTCAACCCCAACTTTATTGATAATATATTCCGTACACTCTTTCCGATTCAAGTCTGTTTGTACTGATTGGCCAGTCCACAATGGAACAAATTGTTGTACAAACCCTGCTGGAGTTTGAATATCTGCTAAGATCTGCTTATACGGAATGCTTTCCATAAATTGAGTTGGTTGAGGGGCAAAGTTACGTTGGGGAGGATTCTCTCCACTATGGAAGAGGCTATTGTAGTATATTATGGGTCCTGGAATATATGATTCAATTAGCGACATTGAGGCGCCGCTACCCTCAGCAAGGTATAGATGGTTTCCAGTGACCAATCGTCGCCTGCTCAGAAATTCCACTACACTGAGAGACTTATACCATGAAGTGGACGATAAACCGAGTGGTCGCAGCACATGATGGGTCGGAGGGTTGGCGGCATGGAATTGACCCTCCTCTGTCTGGATTGCCCAATCAGGATATTGATACTTTTCTAACCTGGTCGTAGGATTGATGATGGGAACATGGAAGTCAGTCAAAGTGAGGGTGAGAGATTCCTGTGTCTTAACAGGCCACTGTACTGCTTCCTCTAACGGATTTCCATCAATTGTCATTGACTCATAGTACAATGTCAACATAAACCGTGACTCCTCTGACCCTCTAATCTCATTAAGTAGTTTCCTAGTAAGATAGTAAATATTATTCGGATAAGTGTCGATTTTGGGCTCCTGGATGAGTTTTTTCAACCGCTCTCGCTGTTCGTACTCCTCTACAGCCATCACGGGCCCTTGCATGAGGAAGTATGTCAGCATTGCACATTTCTCGGTGGGATCACAGCCTTTAACTTTTGGTTGTTCGTGTCCAGATGAAAGTAGACAAGAGATTAGAGAGAGGCTCCGTGATACCAAGTTCATCATTCTGTCGTTTAGGATGAAGCTCAGCTCAGAGGTAATCAGAATCGGGAGTGAGTACCCTGAAGCAAGATCAGTTAGGACCCGCCTGGACCCCCACATCAGTGCATCCACACACAAGCGTACGTAGTCGAGTGTAGCGAAGTATGGTGAGTTTGTAGGCCGAATAATGCCGAGATTGATGAGACGTCGGAGGATTTTCGGATGACTTATTGTAGCGGACATGCCACCGAACACAAGGCCAGGGATGCGTCGCAACACGGAGTGCATATATTCCAGGATTGCATCCCGTCCCCTCACTCTGAGGTAGTACATCTGGTAAGCCAGTTCTAAGAGCAGATTCCATGCTGCAGACAAAATCACTTGGTCAATGTATGAATACAGACATTCACTAATCCAATTGTTGGCGTAGTCTGACTCAACTACTGCATCGTTCATGATTGATGTGGATTCATCTAACCCAATGATTGAATTCACCGTTGACCGACCAACTAGTTGAGATAGGAGAGGGATCCTGTCAACCAGCGGCACGAAATCGATACTATTGATCTTGTTAGCATAGATGGTAGTATCAATTCTCTCTTGCACGGTGTCTGTTAAGGGGTCCTGATCAAACACGAACTTGTTGTGGTAAGGTGTAGAGATGTCAGGAAGAGCAAGAAGTGCAGGATTCTGAACACACTGCTCAATGGGGCGAATACAACATGATGACCCAGTATGCAAGTGCAGTGTGACTTCGAATTCATTAGTCGAAATGGGTGGGTTGTTCCATGATTCGATGACACCAAGACCTGTTATCATTACTTGTTGGTATATCAAATTTGAGTCCAAGACCTTGTCGTCCAATTCTAGTACCTGGTCATCATTTGAGATATGAACATAGCTGGAGAATGCATAAGAACTTGCAGGTGTAAACTTGAGCTGAGTAGTTCCATCGTCTAATCGATGTGTGATGTTGGCCGATGTTGGGAGCGGAGTGAGTGCTCTGAGCTGGTCCATAGTTATTGTGACTCGAGTCTGAGCAAGGGCATGTGCTTCAACCCAACTCACTTCATCCTCACCAAATGCCCATATATAGACTCCAGCCAATCGGAGTGCTGATCTAAGTGCTGATGAGGCACCCTTTACGTAAGTCATAGACGCAACACGGCGCTCATCTGTTTTTGAACCAATGTATGGAACTCTAATTGGAGGATTCTCCATTGGATCTCGGTCCAATTGTATGCCATCAGGAAGGTAAAACCAAGAAAATTTAGTATCTCCTTGCTCACACTGCAGACAGGTCCCAGATCCTACGACAAGTGCACCGTCCAGCAATTCAATTGGGTCTGGTGTCTCTAGGCCCTCTATTGGACGACCTGCAAGTAATGATGCCCAGGATAACTTTCGTAGTGTTCTTGCTAGGTCTATACTACAAGTTTCATATGTGAGAGCCATAAGGTGGCTAGCAACTTCTTTTGGGTATTCTATGATCTCCAGACTATAAGCCAGGTAGAGACAATTATACTCTAAAACCTGATTCAACTTTCTAAATGACAAGGGTTGTAACTGTAATGCATGTCTTATCATTGTTCGAGTAGAATCTAGAAACCCTTGTATCTGCTTTCGCCTTCCACAGCTCGTCTGAGCCAAAATCACATATGCCACTCGTGGCATAACCACCTCTCGATCTAGGAGAAACTGAGCAAGATCATTTTCCTCCTGTCGTGCATTCTCATGGAATATCCCTGACAGCAGCGGATTGCGGCTCTGTCCCATCAAAACTTGTTGAGTATGCTTTTTGAGAAACATTGTAGGAGGATTCAAGTAATCAACATTGAGGGCATATGGATCTGCTGCTAATGTGCTCCAGTTACCACTCCCTGGCTTTCGCATCAAGATATTTGACAGGACCCAGTGTTCAATTGCCCCACACCGTATCAATCGTTTTAAGTCAGCCAATGCAGAAACCGCAGGATCTCCAATATTCCGGTTGAATAGGCGACTGCAGGAAAGATAATTCAGCCCGCCCAATTGTGAAGGAAGGACAGCTAGGCGTGCAATTAAATGAGGATGATTAGCATAGAAATGGCGAATGTCACTAGAGTATGTTTGTACTTGAGGGAACTTAATGTCGTAGGTGACCTGTCTGATGGTCAGGTAGACATTTAAATAATAGCAGAGGTCCTTTTCAACACCATTCTCAGCCAAGCGCATCACAGTTGTAGCTAGATTGGAACAGGAGGCTTGTGAACAATCCCCTAGAACATCGGCTATAAGACATAGTTTGCTTGCATTCTTCAAAGCTTGGTTGAGAATCCTTCCTCTAAAAAAGACCCTCTTGCTATAAACAAAGAAGTCCGAACTAATGATGGTCTCTTGCGCCTTTAAGTGGTGTCCAAGACCGAAATTATTCTCTTTTAATCGGTTAAAGAATGATAGACAAGCTCGATGGGCTATTTCCTTCTTATCTCTCTGGCTCAAGGTCCTTGGTACACGGGTGGTTACTGCAACTACCTGATTGTCTCCCTGAACCATGCTCATAACCCTGTGCCCGGATTCTGCTGCTGATAGTAAAATAACAGAGATCGATATCATTGTCCAGAATTTCTGACAGAGACCCTCTATTCCCCCTCGCGGTGAGACTATGAATATATCTCCATTAACACTATCAAGGTCGAAATCAGTTCCGGCCTCAGGGGGATTGAATGGATCTCCTACATACAATGTGCTACGCATCAAGCGGAGATGGATCCACTCAAACAAATGATCATATCCATACATCTGATTAAGCGATCTAGCAAACATACCTATGGACTGATAGCGCCACTGTAAGCAGTATTTCTTTAAGTCAGTTGTTAGGAAACATGCTGCTATTTCATGTTCATCGCTATCTCTCTGGGTGTCTCGATTCGCAGTCTTACCTTGATTGCTACGATTTGGTCGTTTAAAAATTGTCTGGTTATCACTAGTAAATTTTCTAGACTTTTGGGATACTATTCCGATTTGATTCATTGTCAATAATGATTTTGTAAGTTTTAACTGATCCATCACTACACCATTCTCTCGCATCAGTTTCCCTGCATGGTTTGCGAGCATAGCCTCCGCGATAACTTGACAGGATCTCATTCTCCTAGTTAATTTTGCAAAGATACGGCCGGTGGTCTTTATTTCTTTCTCTTTGAGTGAGTATGAGGCACAGAATTCATCATCAGTTAGGTATGCACGTGTTGTCACATATTTTAGTTCTTCAACAGGGTCGAAGTTGGCATCTTCAAGAAAGTTAAGGAGTAGTCGCCGGTTGACAGGTTGAGGTAAATCGCGCTTTGCAGCCGTGAATCTGTCTTTGATGAGGCTCTTCCGGAATACGCTCATCCAATCCTGCTTTGGGCAACTTATGGCTTTGTCCTTCATGAATATACTTAGATCCTCACCAGGGTCCGCGTCAAAGCATCGCTCGAACTGAATTGCAGAAATTGCCTTCCAATGTCTCAAGGTAAAGTCATATGTTATCTCATGATTATCTTTGCATAGCTCAACAAGGGCAAGTGGGGCATACTCTGGTAAATGGACAGGTGGCCAAATCCCATTGTGTCTCCGCCGGTATCCATTAATTAAGATGGTGTGAAAGAATGCCAATGTCTTTAGTGTTACCCCAAGTTGAATGACCTTCGCAGCACACATAGATTCCCTGACTTTTCCCGCCGCTTGAGCAGCTACAAGACTTGGGTGCCCCCATAGCCTCATGAGACATAGCAATTCGGCTGTCAAATCTGGTGATAACCCCCCATATAGCGATGTGAGTTTCTCAACTATAACATATGCTTCATCCCTCGAGAATTGGTTGCTATCCAATAGACAAGTTAACATCTCATCTGCCATAAATGCATAGAATGTTCCGGCAATTTCAATCACTGGGTCCTCTAACTGGAGTTGAGCATAACAAAAACTTTCCAGGGACGCGATGATGTCATAGATTCCATCTCCGAGTATGGTACCCAACTGATCAACAAGGGCAAGAATTTTTGTGATTCTAGGTGCGAGTGGGCTTAAGTAATTGCTCACCTGGCAAAGTGACAAGACATTTAGACGGCCCTCAAATACGTCAGATACCATCAAGACCATCTCGAAGGTAAAGTAAGTGATCACCTTTTCAGCCTGGAAAACAATTGCCACCAATTCAGGGCTGATCATGACTAAGTGATGACGTGTTTCTAGGACTGTAGGATAAGTAGATGTAGGATCGGACTTCATCTGAGTTATCAGTTGGCGCATTCGATGCTTGATCATCAGCCAGGTGGACGTAGCTTGAGCCCAAGGATTATGTTCCCAAGTGCGTTCAATCGATTGGAGGGTCGGATGCTGTTCGCCACCTTGATATGCTTCGTCCCGGGCACGGCTAAACAGGTCAGCTCGGTTAGTTAACTTGTGGCTGATATCTCTAAGACATCTGACCAAGGGTTTATCAAGAAGCTCACATGCTTTGGTGGTGACGTGTTTCCATTCCCTCTCCAGCTCCATATAGACTCGTAGGTCAACAGTTTGGCAGAGCTGTATGCATCTCGGCCATATCAAGATAGAAAAATGATTGGGGACTACTGATATGGTCCGCAGGCTGGTATAACGTTCCAGTCGTTGTCTCATTAGGTCTAGTCGAGAGAATAGTTGATTCTCCTCACCACGGATCCGATCCCAACGCTGGATCCTCTGATGTGGTCCATCTCCATCGAATGCTGTGCCGATTGGGAATCCACCTAGCTTTAATAGATACAACAGTTTGTGCTTCACGATCGGGGAATCGAGGTGTACCTCGGGCAGAATGACGTCCTGTTGGCCAGCCATTCCGGCCTACGTTTTTTCTTAAAGTAAGGGATTTTGTAGTGTCTGAATCGTAGATAGTAATTTAACAACTTAATAGCGTGATTGAATCTTAATCTCTCGTAAGAAGGGTACAATCTGAAATTCACCAAGTAGCACTTTCCCTAATTCAGCTATTGTAATGCAATAGATTTTCCCTGTATCCGTATCACGGAAGCAGGTGGTAGTGGTATATGCAGCAGGTTGTGTTTTGGAGAGAAGATATGTCTTTGACAATAAGGATTCCCCAATCGCGAGATAGTTGACAGGTGCCATTCTTTCGGAGGTGCTATCTAGCCCTCCTGCCGCAACAAGTGAGGTCCCGCCCACTCCACTCCTAGGGTCGGTGAGCGGCCATACATCAGCGTATACTCCTGTAACGCATGTTGCTGGACAGTGACTGTTTCCTGGACAACCCCCTTTCCCCGGTCTCGCAAGATGCTCCAAAGGGACTTGAGTCATCGAGGAAACACTGGGAGGAGTCGTGAGAAAGTTTAATCCAACCTGGTACAGTAGTGGGTATGGCCACCAAGAACTACTGCGTTGATAATAAAACAAGCGGTCACCAAGTGTGAAGATTCGCCCTTCACTTCCCATCATTACCATTCTATTCGGGAGGGGAATCAGGGTGCATTGAGTCTGATAAATAGCTCGGTAAGGGCAGGCAACAATTGCAGAGCGAATCCATCTGTTTGAAAAGTAACGGGGGTAATAGGAGGCAGCTGCTCGTTGGGAAAATTGAGGCTGAGCCATTGCACACCTCACAGTGGCATTGTATGGTGTGAAGAACTGGTTTATCTCACCACTCTGGTTTGCCAAGATTTGCTGCATGCCCCCATAGGCGGGGAATAACAGATACTCATTGTATAGTGTCCCGCTCCCTACTCCAGGAACCAGCATTACCCATCCGTTGGCCAGTCCGGTGGGGTGGATGGTGCGCTCGATGATGGTGTCATTAGAGAATACAAGAGTCAAGAGTTGTTGTGGGGGGCTATTACCAGCGTAGTAATCGGTTTCAGAACGTGTCGCGACGTAGCAGTACATCGCGCATCCACCCGGTACTACAGCAATCGAGCAACTTTTCCTATTCACCCCGTCACTAAGATAATAAGATCTAGCTGTAATCAATAATGGTGAGCCGTCTGACGCACTCTGTATTGTTCCCATGGCCAAATACTGATTTGAGTGCCCTCCGTCTGCACACCCTGCGGTGATAAAATTATGTGTGTAACACCAGTGGCTTGGTCCTAGAGCAAATGATGGTATCCGAGTACATCCTTGTGTAGTTGTTGATGTAGGGATAAAGCTTGGAATACCGAACAAAGGTCCAAATGTGATATTTATGCTCTCTGTTGGGGCCCCAATAAACTGATTGACACCACTCATATATCGTGGATCATTGAGTAGCATTTGTCTGGTGGGGCAGGCAGATGAACAATCAGGGCAGTGACAGTGATCTCGAATGGCGGTGAGAATAGACATTTCTGTAGTTGAGATTTTTAATGGAAGAGTAATTGACGTGGTATATATGAGTTGATTAGAAATGCTCAACATAGCCTGTACATCCGGGGTCCACGAGGTTATTGTACTCTGCAGGTTACCAATACTAGTTAAGAACTGGGTCGTTGTCAGTAGTGTATGATCAAAAGTAAGCATGAAAATTTGTGTAATCACTATAGCAATGAGGATAAATAAAGCAAAGATCCGGAAGCAGAGCCTCCATGTGCGCCTTGCAATGGCTGGCTGAGCAAGGTGCATGATTTGATCAGTCCCTAATTGAGACATTGCCCTACACGCCCTAGGCACCTGAATAACTAAGGGACTGCTTGTGTGGACGGGTGTGGTGCCCTTCGGGCCTAGTTCTCCTTGTTAGGTGGCGGTCTACTATTTTCTTACTATAATGGTTTTTTCTTAATCATATGTAATCCATATTGAAACGGCAAGTAAAGCAGGATGGCACTAGTAGTGTATAATTGATGGAACGCTATAGTGATCGTGAGCGCTAGAGTGGTGCTGAGATTCTTGCAATGACTTGATTTGCATCAGTATCTAATGAATTTATCTCCCATAACATATGATGACAATTGGCTGTTAACAGCAGAGTTCAGTCCTCGCACTTCTTTCAAGAGTGCCCATAGAGCAGCCCATGTTACAACTAAGCAGATGATCAGGATGCCAATAATTACCAATGCAACAATAGTGGAGATTCCTAGACTACTTGTCCAAATCTGCTCGTTCCGCAGAATCTCACTGGTAGCCAGGTGATTTAAAGCAGAACTCAGAGAGTTGTTTACTGCAATTAAATTTCCAGAGATATCTAATGGTTCAGATTGTATTATATTGTCTGGAGGAACATAAGCAGGGGGTCCATATGTGCGATTTGCAAATGTGCTGATTGTGAAGGTGAGGGTGTCCAGCTGCACTTTGCCACATTTCTTAATATCGATGACTGTGGTGGGCTCTTGAAAGTTCTGATAAATAATCTCTTGTGGATCAAAGCACACGCAAGACATGTCTGCACAGTTGGCAATGACAACACCATTGACTAGGGCAAATCTTCTTAAGAAGCTGCCTACTACAGGTGAGAATATGCAATGTGTGATATTGCCTTGTAAACAATACTTCATATCAGTTGATAGTACCCTGGCGTCATTAAAAGGACATAGGATGTGACTCATAGTGAGGGCACACTCTGAACCCCCATATCCGAGTACCTCGCTGCCTAATTCTAGGACTCGATTCGGTACCTGAATTTCCACCTCTCTGCCATTGACATGTGAGGATATCGTGACAAGATCCAATACTTTGGCTGTGCTATGAGTGGACAGGGTAGGGATGTATAATTCAATAATCATGAGCATATTCTGGAGGTTTAATCCTACTAATTGACCTTTGAGCAATCCCGAGCTCATAAGGTCACCCAGCGGGATATTAGATTTAAGCTTCTCTGACAACAGAGCAGGTAATGTTGTACCTAACACAGCCCTGAGCGCCTGAATCGTGAGGGGAGATAGAGCAGGATTAGTTAATTGGGGCTGGAATACTGTGGTCAATTCTGTGAGATACAAGGACAGAATGTTACCAAGTTGTGCATCTATCACCTGACATGATAAATTGTGGATTTGTGGTAATATTGCTGTATTGATCTGATTTTGGATTGCTTGAACGGCAAAGCCAAGATTCTTAGTTGCATCGATGAGATCGGAAATAGCGGCATTAGTTTCACCAAGTGCCTGGCTTAGTTGTTCGACTTTCTCTGCGTTTTTGTTGGCCCGAACAAGTGCCACAGCGGCGGTGGCCTGTGCAGCCGTGGCAACCCCTAGTGCAGTTAAACCAATCGCAACACCTGCAAAACGTTTTTTGCGGTGTTGCTCTCTTAGAGCTGTGCTGATTAGATTCAGATTTTCAGCAATGGGACTTAAGATAGCCTGTAAGGTTGCATTATAGTTGATTATACTATGCAGGGCACAAGACTGGTCTGGAGAAGCAAGTGATGGAAGGAGGCGGACTGCAAGGTATGTACTGCCTGCCTGTGTGTAGTAGGTGAGTTGTCTAACGTTGGTTACTACGACACCATACTGACTGAGCGCTTCAGTGTTGATACCGCTCACTGTAGATATGATACCCCACAACATCACGCATGTATGGGCAACTTGTTGTTGTGGCATGGTGGAGTTGCTCCGACCTGGGGCGGAGGTGGATGGGCGTGTGTGTCCTGGTTGGGTGGCACCTGTTCGGGCCTGTCTTGATTTTTTATATCGAAATTTTTTCTAAAATTCTACCTCGGATCCTATATAGAGCTTTGACAAGAGCAATGAGAATAAATCAGCCGAGACAGCTAGAATGATGCACGGCTGAGATGGAAGCACAGTGCAAAGATTGAGCATAGCCAACATATAGGTAGGAGTGAAATTGACATTCGCGGACTGCGTACAGAAAGAGGTGAGTTGCATGACCTACTTACGGAAAGGGTTCCAGTAGGTTGATTTAAAGTTAATATTCTCAGGGTCCACAGGGACTTTCCTAAATAGGATGTCATCACTACCCGGAATGAGGGATAAGTCAGATTCCTGGAGGATCGCATTAACTTGATGGATTCGGCATCCGTTAGACCATGCCATCTTGGCTATGCTGGGTGCTACCTCTGAGAGAGGATGGCAAGACCTCCCTCTACTATTGAAGTAGGGTGCAGCAGTCTTCGGCATCTTCCCTGAGATGTGTACGGTGATAGTCGGTCCCCACATATCTACGAGCCCAATTACAGGCTTCATGGCTAATACCTTTTGACCAAAATAGGAATCATCATATGTCTTGAATTTCTGTGTACTTTTGGTTATGTTGCACATATGCACCCAAACAGAGGCCTGGTACCCATCCCTCTCGTCTCTCTTGATCAGCGCTTTGGCCATGGGCGCATCATCCTTGCATTCGAAGATGAGCAAGATCTCTAGGTGGATACTCCTCATGAACTTTGCCCGCACAGTGGCCAGAGTCTGGCGACCTTGAATTTTGAGTGTGGTAGGACAGTAGGTAAGTGATACGAAGGTTGGATAGAACTTGTATTCAACACCTGCATTGATCTTTCCTGGTGCTTTAACATACTTCTCTGAGGAGACCTTAATCAGTGGCTGTGCACTAATCTGGAACCCTTGGAATATTTTTGGCAGTGCCGTAACTTCGAATAAAATCTCTTCCTTAACTGCGGCACTTTTCCGTACTTTGATTTCACACAGATCTAACCCTTCCAGGATTTTCTCTGGGCTGTCCAGCAATGGTCCGGCACCGAATGGCAACATGCAGGCAGTAACTATGGGCTGCAATCCTGGGCGGTGCAATTCAGAGATGAACTCAGTGAAGGTGCGATTCGCACGGATAAATCCATATGTATTTATAAATGTGATCTGCTGATCGCCTATACTCAATGGCGGGATGCGCTTGATGCGAAGCTGTTTGAGTAGTCTGCGCTTCCCATTCTCTGGCTCGCTCATCACAAGGGGAAATGGTTGAAGTTGTGCAGTGTCCTGATTCTGGGGTTGATTGAGTGGGATCTTGGCATGCATCGCCATTGCGACCCTGGCTTCATGCGTGACCTCTGTTCGGGCCTGCGGCTTTGTGCTCGAGACTTTGTGAATTTTTTCTTAAATGCTGCATGAAGCCAATGTAGCAAGCAATGCACAGGCTGCCCAATGCAAGGCACCTAACTACTTAAGAGGCATAGCGAATGACATCATTTTTTAGCGCCTGGATTTGGTCCATGGTTGTGCACGATCCCAACCTGGCTTCGAACCGTTTTCGAGCTGAGTCATTAGTAACACAGCTGCTGATCATACGCGAAACCATGAGGCGAGCCCCGTCGGTGGCTTGCTTTGCTGGAGCGGGCTTCTGGGTCTGTGCGGCAGGCAGTGGCGCGATGCTGGGGCGAGCCAGCTCATCAAGCACTATTAAATCTGTGTCACGCTTGTATTGAGGCACCGGTCCAGGCCCAGTGACTATAAGCGGTACTTCAGCGATCTGGTTGCGAGCAATCTGCGCAGTCATGTTACTGGGGACACCTGGATCCATAATGCGGACTGTGGTAATCAGTCCCTCAATTGTGGCAGTGGTAGCTTTGAGGGTTGTTACCTCATTCTTGATCTGTGTCAGCACTGATCCCTGTGCTAGAACTCTATCAACTTTCATTTCCAGCGCCATCATGCGGCCCTCGATTGCTTTCAACAATTCCATTATCTCCGGCACATTGAGGGCACTTTGCGGGGCAGGTGCCACAGGTGCATTGGTAGTATCTTGGTTCCATGGATATTGGGGAACATGCTGGGTTGCACCATTCGAGGACCCTGACGGTCCCACAGACCCACCCGATGCTATATTCTCTACGGTGGCCTGGTTCGCCGGGATTAGCTCCTTTCCGGTCGGCCCCCCTCTTAAAAGTGCTCTGCAACACTCTAGTGGGGACAGGATCACCTTCTTCATCCGACCATCTAGTCACAAGTTCGGAGCGAGCTCTCGCCATCAGATCGCCCTCATAAACTTCTGATCCAGGACGACTTCCAGGGAGGGGATCATGAGTGGATGATGAACCTCGGACTGGGGTAAATGTGGATAAGGGGTTTCCAGGGCGTTCTTCTTGCCCAAGGGGGTTGGGGAGTGTAGGGTGCGCCCTAGGTGCCTTTTTGATTGCTCCTCCTTCCGGACTAAGCTCAAGAGTAGCAGAGGCACTTCCTGCAGCGGTGGGTGTTGATGTTGTCCGGGGGGTGGGAGTCGGAAGTCCCCTCTGTCCAGGTTGGGACTCTGGGTCAATTCCCCCGTCAGGCCCACCCTTTGCCGCCACCATCCTCTCGATACTCTCAATAGTGCCCAGTCCTGTTTCCAGTAGTTCAGTAATCTCTCCATCAGAGAAGCTTAGCGAACTACTAGCCATCTCAGCAGTGGGTTAGAAAGGCAGAGCAGGTTGGTGAGCCGAGTGTGTGGGCGGTTGCTCTCGTTGTTTGGCACCTTTCGGGCCTATTTTTTCTTAAAGGGGGGCAGACTGGGGAGGCGCAGCTGCACGGTTGGGCGTCTGTTCTAATCCTCTAGGTCACCTTTTTGCTCCTCTGCAAGCTGCTGAAACATGGCTTCGAGGATACCTGCAAAGTCATTGGGGCGTCTTAGCCCAGTGACGACTTCATCAACATATATTTGTGCAGCCGCGTCGAGTTCATGCGGTAGGACTCCCGGTGCACCCCCGCTAGCGATCCTTAGTCTGTTCTTGACCATGTCCATCATACCGGGTTGCCGGTAGTACTCCTGTGGTTCAAATCCTGGCTCTCCTGGTCCAGGGATGTGAAGACCGGCGGGACCGGGCGCGTCGGCACCGGGGGCGGGGGCCGGAGCAGCTGCAGCGTTGTCATGTGGGCCATCCTGTGCTGGTTGGGCAACTGGGATGGGAGCAGGTGCTGGGGGCGCTGCATTAAATGGATTGGGTGCAGCCGGAGCGGCCCCTCGTGCACCTGCAGCGCCAAGCCTGTTTAGCGTTTCTGTCATCTCCTGCTTGTCTTGGGCGGTGAGACCAAGCTCCTCGGCCATCTTTGTATCAACGGCACCTTGTTGGCGACGAGCTGTTTCTACACCGAATTGGAAGTACATTGCATTTAAGAACGGGCGTGCAAAGTTATAATTCCTCATCTGTGGATCGAGTACAGTTCCCACGCCCATGGCGTAGCTGTATATCAGAGGGTAGTTTGCAGGAGCAAAATCCATAGCCTGGGGAGCCTCTAAGAGTGCCAAGTATCGTGCCTGTTCACCCAGGTCTCGGTATAAGAGCATTAGGGACTTCAGCTTTGTTAATTCTCCAGAGAAGGCCGACAATGCCAGAGGTTGCCACTTGGTACCCAGTGCGAACTTGACTGTTAGGAAAAAAGCACTTAGTCCAGCATTCTCAATGTACTTTCCAATATCTCCTACTATAGCATAGTATTTGTTAGTTACCAAGCTTTGGTTGCGAGCGATTTGCAATTCATAAGCAAGGTATTGCCGAACTACGAGGCTTTCTCTGATGACCTTTTGGATCCCCCTTCGAGCTGGATTCTGCAAAATGAACCGGGCTTCCAACCTACCTTGCTGCCTATATTTGGCTATCCTACGTTCTTCAGATGGAGCAGGCTGATCGTATGCTGTCATGCATTTACATACCATGATCCATGCCTGGATCAACACACTATATGCTCTTTGGAGGAATATCTCTACTTCATCACAAGGAAGGTCCTCCCCACCTTGAACAACATAAGGTGTTCTGTTGACCAAGTCGGGTGGCAGCTCATCTGCAGCAACATTGAGTGCATTGATGGTGGCATCCGGTAGGATGGCGCGGTCGTTTGGAATCAATCTCCAAGTTCCATCGACAAAGCCATTAATCTCGACGCGCTCAATAATCGCATCGGGGGATCTATCAGCAAGCCTTACATGGTTTTGCATAGCAGCAGCAGGCAAGGAGAATAGTGTGATCATGGCACCAATTTTTCTAGCCGTACGTGTAGCAGGGCTAAGGATTAATCGCAAGCAGAAGTTGAACATCCGCCACCGGAGGTGCGGGTCCTCGTCATTCAATACGAAGACTTGAATGCGGGTTTTGAGGGTTTCGGGGGGAATGCTACCCTCGGCTCCTCTATCCTGGAGCTCCTGCTCGATAGTGAAGCGCTCAAAGGCGGTGAGGACCGAGGACATGTTTGTTGGTGCCCGGAAAGGAGGTCTGAACTTAAAAAAGAACAGATATCGATATCGAGATCGCTAGCGATTAGCCAACTTTCCGGGCCTATTGTAGTTTATTTTATTTATAATGTTCCGTACTCCTATCTATTCTCCCCTTGGT